GTGGGCGTGAGGCTCGCTGATAACTATGATGTTGAGGGTTCCCCTACTCCTGCGGCGCAACTGGAGTTGCCGCTAGTGGCGGAGGCGTTTCGTGGGGTGGGTGTGGAGTCGTTGCCGGTGGGGGTGTCGGAGTTAACGGCGAAGCAGCGTGGGTTTGTGCTGGCGTATTTGAAGACGGGGAATGCGACGGAGGCGGCTCGGTTGGCGGGAGTGAATGAGACTAACTCGTCGAAGATGCTAAAAAAGCCTGGGGTTTTGCGTTTGCTAAATGCTGTAGCGAAGCAGGTTGCGGAAAACGGGGATCAGCTTGTGCGGAGGCAGTGGGAGTTGAGCGTAAACTTGCATCATGAGTTGATGGAGTTGCGGGCGAAGCCGCTCGCCGAGCGCACGCGGGAGGATGAGCGGCGGGAGTGGCAGTTGATTAAGTCGCTCAATCAGACGAACACGCTCTTGGCCGCGCTGTTGAATCGGCTAGGGGTGAAGTTGAGCGGGGAGCTGACGACGACGCAGAATATTAATGTTACGCAGGTGGGAGCGATTGTGCCGCCGGATGTGATTGGGAGTTTCCATGCAACACGGGTTCTGAACGAGCAGAGCGAAAGGGGGGCGCAATGACCGAGTCACAGGTAAGGGAAGCGATTGCCCAAAGGCGGATGGTGCGGGTTGATGAACTGACGCTGGAGCAGAAGCGTTGGATTTCGTCGTTTTATGGGTTTTCGCGTGGGACGCTGGGGTTGCCGGTTTACGACGGAACGCGGGTTGCTGAGGATTTCGACGTCAAGGACAGCTCGGGGAGGGTGCTGTATCGGGTAAATGGTGCGCCGGACTGGCAGCGGCGGGCGTTGGAGGCGGTGGATAAGCACGGGAGTCGGGTGAGTATTCGCACGGCGAATGGAGCGGGGAAAACGCAGGTGCTAATACCGGCGATGGTGTTCGCGCATATGTGCGTGTTTCCGAATAGTAGGATTATCATCACTAGTGGTGTTGAGCGTCAGGTGAGGCATCAGATTTGGCCTGCACTGCGGGCACAGGAGTCGCGATTTGGTGGTTGGGTGTGGCAGGATAATCGGATCGTCGCGCCGAATGGTTCGATTTGCATTGGGTTTTCGACGGATGAGGGCGGGAAGTTCGAGGGGTGGCATGGGAACCCGAAGAAGGTCTACGACTGGGCGAAGGGGGAGCGTGGGCCGCTGATGATTATCGTAGACGAGGCGAAGAGTATCCCGAAGGGGATTTTCGACGCTATCCAGCGGTGCACGTATCAGAGGCTCGTTTTACTCTCATCATGTGGAGAGGCCGAGGGTGAGTTTTATGAGTCGCACATGGGGAAGGCGTCGGCGTATGTGACGATTCACGCGCCCGCGAGTGAGTGCCCGCATGCGGATCACGCGAAGAATGTGCTCAATATTGAGCAACGCGGTGTGAATGACCCGTTGGTGCAGTCGATGATTTTTGCGCAGTTCATGGTGAGTGAGGGAGCGACTGTGATGAAGCGGGCGGATGTGGATGCGTTACTCGCGCAGCCGCCGGTGTCTGGGGCGTCGAGCTTCAGTATTGGGGGCGACACTACAGAGAAGTATATGTGTGATTTCGCGGCAGGTGGGGATGAGAATGTGTTTGGGGCACGTAAGGGGAAGGTAATCGAGTTGCGTGCGTGTTGGCGTGAGAGCGACACGATGCGTGCGTGTGGGCAGTTTATTTTAGAGTTTAATAAGGCGGGGTTAACGCCGGATGAGGCGTGGAAGATTCATGGGGACAATAGCGGGCTCGGGCGGGTGATGATTGACCGTTTGGCGGAGCTTGGGTGGGAGCTTACGCGGGTGGACAATGGGTCGAGGCCGAGGGATGAATCCGCGTATGTGAACTTGGCGGCGGAGGCGTGGTGGGAGGCAGCGGCGGCGATTGAGCGGCGTGAGTTTGTGCTGCCAAAGGATGAGCAACTGGCCGCGCAGCTTAGCACTCGGAAGCCGGTGTTTCGCAATGGGCGGCTGGGTATCGAATCGAAAGATGAGATGCGTAAGCGTGGGGTGGATTCGCCGGATAGGGCGGATGTAGTGGTGGAGCTGATGCAGCCGGTGCGGGGCTTACGGGTGCAGCAAGCGGGGCGGAGTATGACCGTGTTTGAACAATTTGAGGAGGAGCAAAACGGGAGCTTCGCGGGTGCGGGGCTAGCAGGAATCGACGCGGGTAACTGACCGAAACTGGAGAACGATTTTTATGAGCAAGAAGCTTTACGAACAGACGATTGCAGACTTGGCCGACCGGAAGACGTGGGAGGAGCGGCAGCGGCTTTATTATGAGATGCGGCATCATGGGTTGCGGCGGAAGAATAAGCCGTTTCCGGGTGCGGCGGATCTGCACTACCCTTTAATCGACGGGTTAATTGATAAGCTGAAGCCGTTCTATTTTGCGCAGATTTGGGGCTCGGAACAGCTCGCCGCGTTTGTGGCGAAGCGGTCGCAGACGGCGGATGTCACACAGGCAGCGGCGCGGTGGTTTCACTATCAGATGGTGCAGCACACGAACTTTTTTCGCGAGAGTTTGAGTGCGATTGACAATATGCTGACGGCGGGAAACGCGGTGCTGCGGGTGGGTTGGAATGCGTTACAAGGGCAGTTGGAGTTCGACGCGATTGACCCTGTGTTTTGTATCGTGCCGAGTGGGACGCGGGAATTGAGCGCGGCGGATCGGGTAACGTTTGTGCTGCATTTTACACCAGAGGCGTATGCGCGGCGCAGCGATTTCAGACAGGATAAGGAGTTTGTGCGTTCGCTCTCTGGGCGGATGCCGGATGAGGCGGGTAAGGTCGAGGAGAAGTATTCTCGCGAGGGGTTAACGCGCAGCGCGGGCGACTCGCAGATTGTCATTTGGGAGTCGTGGGTAAGGGAGCGCAACGAGGAGACAGGGCGCGAGGAGTGGCGGGTCTACACGTATTCTCCGGCGAGGCCGCAGGAGCCGGTGAAGCCGGATTTCGCGTGTCCGTATGAGTTGGGCGGGCGGGCGTTTCTGCCGGTGGTCGAGCTACCGATGGAGGTGAAGGATAAGGGGTTTTATGCGTCGCGTGGTATCCCCGAGAGGGTAGCGATGTTTGAGAGCTACATGTCGCGGACGTGGAATGAGAAGAGCGACTCGATGACGTTTTTTAATCGTCCGATTTTTACGCACGAGGGCGAAGCGGTGAACTTGAACAATATCAAGTTAGTGCCTGGGGCGATTATCGGGCGAAACTTGCGGGCGGTCGAAATGCCGAGTCCCGCCATTTCGTTCGACATGGAGATGCAGCAGACACGTGCGGCTGCGGAGCAGCTTACGGCGATGCCGGATTTCGGGATGACGCAGCAGGGGAGCATGCGCGACTCGCGCACGGCTACCGAGATTAACGCCGTGGGTAATCTGATGGGAATGAGCACTGACTTACGTGCGCGGATTTTCCGCGAGCGGTTGAGCGAGCTGTATCGGTTTTCGTGGGCGATTTTCCGGCAATACGCGCGGGGGGATTTGCAGTATTACTTTGCGGAAGCGTTGAACACGGCTCCCGCCGAAGCGTTGCACGACGACTACTTAATAGAGCCGGACGGGAGCCCTGATTCGTGGAATAAACCGGCGCGGATGCAGCGGGCGATTTCGCGTTTCCAGATGCTTAATGGGCATCCGTTTATTGCACAGGGGCCGCTAGTGAAAAGTGTGCTTCAAGAGGATGACGCGGCTCTCGTGCGCGAGTTGTATGTAGACCCGCAAGCGCAGGCTGCGGATCAACAGGAGGATCAAGCGATGGAATTGTGCGCGCTTGAGAAAGGGTTCCCCGCGCGGGTGAAACCGGCGGATGATGATGCGGCGCATATCGACGTAATTATGGGGCGCGTGGAGCTAGTGCTTTCGACGACCGAGGAGATTTCGCCGGTGGGTTGGTCTCGGATTGTGGGGCACGCACAGGAGCATTTGCAGCAGATGGGGCAGCGTAACCCAAAGGGGGCCAAGGAGTATCAAGTGAAGGTGGAACGGCTACAACGTGCGGTGCAGTCGCTCTTAGCCGAGCAAGGGTCGCAGACCCCTTCTTCTGGCGACGGGCTCGTTGGCCCGTCGTCGGGGCAAAATGGGCAACAGTTCCCGCCAGAGATGGAGCAACAACTCATGCAACAACAGCAAGCGATGGAAGGAATGGGACTATGATAACTCGTGTAATTGAATTTCTGATACGGGTGCTTCGTGCGTGCTGCGCGGAGGAACCTAAGCCGCAGCTCACGCTGGGTGTGTCTGTGCAGGACTTGCCCGAGTGGGACAGTGATGACCGTGGCGCGTTGCTGGCGTTTCTGCGGACTCCTACGGGGCGAACGCTCCTGCTTTGGCTGCGGCACAATGAGGAGGTGCTGAAGGCGACTGCGTGCGACGCGGCGCAGTCGCGCGTAGATCATGCACGGGGGCGGGCCGTGGGCTACCGCGAGGCGATTGCTTCGCTGATTTTACTTTCTGCGCCTGCCGATGAGCAGGCCAAGGGCGGAGACGAAACCTCCGACGATAACACTTTCGCGGAACCGCCCGTTCGTGGCGCGGCGGAGCTGCGTAACCAACTCAGCCACGAATCCTAAAATAATTACGTCATGGGCACGTCAGACTCAACAAACACAGATACGACCAATTCGAGCGTGGATATTGATTTCTCGGAGGAGCAATTGCGCCTAGCTGCGCAGGCTCTCGACGAGGGCAATGATACCGTCGAAATAAATGCGGAGCCTGCCGACGGGGGCTCTGACACGAACGCAGCGGTCGAGGGGGAGCAATCTCCCGATTCACAATCAACCGATAACGCCGAGCACCAAGGGGAGCAAGGCGAGGACAGCAAACCGGACTCCGACAAGCAGGAGCCGAAGGAGAGTAACTACAGCAAAGCCAAGAAGAACGCGGAGCGGTTCGATAGGAACTGGAAGAAGCTTCAAGAGCAACAGGCCGAGCTCGCCAAGCAGCGAGCCGAGCTGGCTGCGAGGGAGGCTTTTCTGGCGCAGCAAGCGAACCCGACTGTAACCACACAACAGCAGCAAGCGACCGCAGCGCAGCAAACGGGGTTTACTCCTGAGCGTTACGAGGAGGCTGCCGATGAGTGGGAGCGTGAGGGTGAGTTCAAGATGGCGGAGCTAGCGCGAGCGCAGGCCAAGCTCTTAAGAGAGCGACCGGCGCAAGTGCCTGCACCGCAACCGCAACAGTTCCAACAACCGCAAGTGCAGACTCAGTCCAGCAATGGGCCGGGGTCTCCACAGTTCATTCAAGCGTGGAATGAGAACTTGCGCAGCTTGGAAGCGGAAGCGGACTTCGCCGATCTTAAGAACCGCGAGAGCGCGTTGTATAAGGCGACGGCTGCGGTGCTTCAGGAAGAGCAGCGGCTTAGTTACTTCCCAGACGGTATCCGGCAAGCAGCACGCATTGCGAAGCTGCGGGTGGAGGCGGGAGCTGTCCCCGAATTGCAAAGCAAGGTGCAGGCATACGAACAGGAACTCGCAAAACTGCGAGCGGCCACAAGTCCCAGTCGTGGGGCTCCCAACTCGCGCGGTCAGGCAAAGTCTTTTGAGGAGCTGAGCCTAGCCGAGCAGGAACAGGAGCTGCTGCGACTAGCGAGAGAGGTCGATGGAGGCTAAGCCTCTTTCATTGGCACGCGCTCGTTGGCGCGTGTCTCCCGCAGGGGACGATTTAACAGGCCGCGAAGCAGGAGGAGTGGGTTCCCACTAAACAAAAATGGCTACAATCGATTCTACAAAACTAACTAATCAGTATCAGACTTATTTCGCAAAGCAGCTTCTCGAACACGCAGTTCAGGAACTCGTGCTAGACCAGTTCGGCAAGCAGGCGGAGCTTCCGGCTAAATCCGGTAGCAAAACCATCCGCTGGTTCATGCCGAATACTGCCGATGCGTCGCAGGTGCAGTCGCTCGCCGAGGGCGTGCCGATTACTAACTTCCGCGAGATTAGCTACTCGTTTGTCGAGGCCAAGCTGGAGCAATTCGGCGAGGCTGCGAAAATCACGGACGTCGTAACGATGACTGCGCTGCTCGATGCGCTCAAACAGTCTATCCAGACGATGGGTGAGGACTGCGCACTGTTTGCGGATACGAAGATCAGGCGGGTCTTAAGTGACCCTGCTTCGGGGCTCTCGAAGCGTTACGCGGGCGCGGACGACTTCAATGACTTGAAGACGAAAACGCCGGCGCAGGGTAAGTTGACCGCACAGGACATCCTAGACGCAGTGACGCAGTTGCAGGTCAATCGGGCAAAGCCGATAGGCGCGGGCTATGTGTGCGTGCTGTGCCCGCAGGTGCAGCGCGACTTGATTCGCGATAGCGACTTACTCGACCCCGCTAAATACCAGACCGAATCGCGTATCGCTAAGAACGAGATCGGGATGGTGTGGGGAGCGCGTATCGTTAGTCACACGAACCCGCAAATTGAGGTCGCGGTGGAGGGCTCTCCGTCGGCGAGCCCAAACTCTGCGGAGCTAATCTACTCGACACATATCCTTGGGCGCGACGCCTACGGTGTGCCGAAACTGAGCGGCACGCAGAGTCCGTGGAAGCCGTCGATTATCATTAATAACAAGCCGGACTCAATGAACCCACTCAATCAGTTCATGACTGCGGGGTGGAAGAGTTTCTGGACGGCCAAGGTGCTCGATAGGTCGAAGGGGATGACGATTCGCAGTAAGGCCACATTCAAGAAAGCAGCCTAGCGGTCAGTGTCCTCTTCCATTCGGGCGGGGGCCTCGTTGGGCCCCCGCCTTTAAAAACAAAAACGAAAACCAAACCAGACGTGCGACCATCGGGAGCACGCAAAAATGAAAGGGTCGAAGACCATGAATCTTAACGATATTTCTATTCCGACTGCCGCGCTCGCTATCGACGGGGTAACGCCCGAGGTGGGCGACGAGGTCGAGGTCACAGTAAGAGGCCGCGTAAGCGAGGCCGCTGGCGGTAACACGTTTATCACGCCGACCGAGGCTAACGGCGTGCCGTTTCCAGTGGCTCCGACGGGGCTGGAGGAGTTGCCGCCGGACTTGAGCGAGGAGGAGCTGCGCGAGGCCGCGAAGGCGTATGATGAAGAGGAGCCCTCACCGTTTCCCATGTAAGCGGGAGCTACTACAATGCGTGTCGCGTTATCAATTCTACTGGCGGTCATGTTGGCCGGCTGCGCGAGTCACACAGGCTCGCGGGGCTCGCGTGCGCTGCCGTGGAACTGGTTTGCGCCGGATAGAGTGGCCGCGCTGGAAAAGGCCGAGGGACGGGCTGCCCTCGCATCAGCGGCGTTGGTGAAAGAGGCACAGGCAAATGTCCGCGCAACCTCGCACGCGATTGCAGTCGCTCCGGCGTCCCGCGAGGTCGCAGTCGCCCATGAGTTTAACACGCGTGCGGATGCACAGCTCGCACAAGCAGTGGGCACAGTCACGGCAACACAGGATGCGCGGTTGCGCGGGCTCGTCGATAAGTTGCGCAGTGAGTTGGACGCAGAGCGCGAGGCCGGATCACGCGAGCTGGCACAGCGTGACCGGGCAGCCGCGAGCTTGTCTGATGCACTTAAGCGCAGCGAGGCAGCGGTCGCGAGCGCGACGGAGCGGCTTAAAGCGAGCGACTTAAAATACCAAGCACAGGCGGCGAAGTATCGGCGGCTGGTGTTCTGGGTAGTGGCCGGAGTCGTCGCGTGGTTCGCACTACAGCTTCTCGCGGGCGCAGCGAAGTTCTTCCCCGCTCTCTCGCCAGTGTCGCGCGTCGCGGGGCTAGTGAGTGCTCCCGTGTCGCAAGCTCTGGCTAATCGCAGCTTGGGCGCGGTCGGTCGCGCGCTGGCTGGGGTAGAGCGGCTAAGCGCAAACGCCGCTTCGTTCGCCCGCCAGCAACTGGATGCAGAAACCGACGTGAGCGAACAACAACAAATCAGGGCGGCCTATGAGGCCGCGCACAGGAATTTCTAACGATGAATCATAACACTCATAACGAACCAGAGGCAGCGGCGAGGCACTGGCACTACTCGCCGCATAGTAGGCTAACGCTCCCAGTCGTTAGCCTAGTGGCAATCATAGCGGCATGCAGCGCGAGTTATGCATGGCTATCGGGCGTCGATGCACGGGTGGAGAAAAACACGCGCGATATTGATGAATTGCGGCGCGAGTGGAGTAGCATGCGCGAGCGACTGATTCGTATCGACGAAAACGTAAAGCTGCTGCGCGAGGAGCTGGCGACGATGCGAAAGGAGGGACGCTAAAATGCCTTTCTACAGCTATCGCGATAAGCGCACGGGCGAGGTCTCAAGGATCATGGTCGCAATCAACGAGCGCGATTCGTTCCCACATCTGGAGCGTATCTTCGAGCCGGGGACGCCGCTGCCACGGCTGGGGGCAAAGCGTCCGTCGCTACAGGCTGAGCAGGTGCTGGGCGGATACCGAAAGCTCGAAGAAAAGGGCGAGCTACGGGGCGTCAGCCGAAGGCGGGCCGACAAAATTAAAGCCGTGTGGCGTGAGGACTGAACGCGCATGCACGCAATCACTCTAAACCGTAATACAATTAACACTACACAACATCATGGGCGGGCGGTCAGTGACCGCTTCCATTTATGCGCACGGTCGATGCCCGTGCGTCCCTGCAAACCAACAACACTCAACGCATAACTATCATGGGCGACTTAACTAACCTTCCCAACTTTGAACCGGCACCACGGGTCTACACGCATACGGATTTAAACCAAGTCTTCGGCGAGCTGGCCGTAAAGCCACAGGCAGTCACCACCGGTAAACTCGCGGACAATGCGGTCGCGACCGCTAAGCTCGCCGATAAAGCCGTGACTACCGAGAAGCTGCAACTAGGCTCCGTGACTGCCGACCGACTGGCCGAGAGCGCAGTGACAACGGGCAAGATTGCGGACGGCGCGGTCACTTCTGCTAAGCTGGCGGACGATTCCGTAACCGAGGCAAAGCTCGCGGATGCGAGCGTGGGCTTTAATCAAATCAAAGTCGGAGCGGTCACGCAGTCGCGGCTGGGTAGTAACTCGGTCGCTACATCGAAAATCGCCGATGGGGCCGTGACTGAACCGAAGCTGGCTGATGGAGCGGTCACTGCCGACAAGCTCGCAGAGAAATCGGTCACGCCAGAAAAGTTCGCCGATGACGTGGACTTCACTCCTGCCGATGGGGCGATTACTACTGCGAAGCTGGCTAACGGCGCAATCACGGGGGCTAAAATCGCCGACCGCACAATCGCCAAGGAAAAGATTATCCTAGGGACGATCATGGAGGGCGAAATCGCTAATGGGGCAATCCACACTGCGAAGTTGGCCAATGGCGCGGTGACGCCAGAGAAGCTGCATAGCAACAAGGCTGCGCTGCGAAATAATCTACAACTGGGGGCGAATGACACTGTCGCGGTTAAGAGTGTGCGTTTAAACGGAGGTGGGGCTTCGGCAGTCACTTGGCTGCGAACTGAAGGGGCCGTTAACGAGCGTTGTATGGAGGCGATTTACCACGGCGGACACCTACACTTCATCCACCGCAACGCTAACAATAGTGAGCGGCAGCGGTCGCTGAATTTACTAATAGACGGGACGGTGCAAATCCAACACGGGCGAGATCTCCAACTGGGCAATGGGCCGGGTGGGCAGCTCCAGATGAACGGCAGTGGCTGGAGCAGTGGCGGTGAAGCGTCACCACGACTGCCCCGCACTTCCTCACTTTTAAAGCGGCCAACGGTCAAAACTACAAAGTGCCGTGCTGGCCCGCCTGACGAGGTGCACAGGACGGCGTGAGCCGCCGAGCCCTCGTCTGTTGGCCACACGTCCAGTTCGCGTAATAAAATCCCCAATACACACTCCTAATGACATTAGCAGAACTCGCACAACTGGTAGGCGATAAGGTCAATATGACCGACCAGAAAACCCTCGCACTCATCAAGCGTTACGCCGAGCGGCGGCACAGTATGCTGTGCCGGATGGGGCTGTGGCGCGAGCTGCTTAATCTCTACTCGATAACCGCAAAAGCGGGCGAGCCAGAGGTCATCCTACCGCCGCAGGTCTCGACGCTAGTCGCGCTGCGCACGGACGACGCAAACATCATGCCTGCTGATGCGTGCTACTTGTTTATGACCGACCCGAGCGTGTGGAAGAATATCGGCACACCGACGATGTTTCACGATTTGCCAAGTGTCGCGACGCGTGAGCCGCCACTTGGTCAACAGCTCAGCGTCGTATCCACTTCGCCAAGTGACATAAGTAAGCAGGTCTTTATTAAGGGCGAGTGGCGCGGTGAGTGGCGCGAGGAGGAGGTCACGCTGACAGGCACTTCGCCGGTCACTACTGCTGCGCATTTCGATGTGCTTTTCTCGATCACGAAAACGCTAGGCGTGCAAGGTGAGTTGATAATCAAACGGGCAGGAGACGGAGTGCAAATCGGCGAACTGCTCCCAAGCGAACTGATACGTCACTACCGGCGTATCCGGCTTATTGAGACGCCGAAGGAGGACACGCAACTCGTGGTGCTGGCTAAGCGCACGGTCGCTCCTCTGCGCAGCGATGGGGATGAGACGGCCTTCGACGGGCTAGACTTGCCGCTCGAAGCCTTCGTGCTGGCAGACGTCTACGAGTGGCTGCGCCAAACCGGCGACGCTAACGAGAAACGCGCCGAGGCGATGGCTCTGGTCGAGCATTTGAAGCGCGCGGAGTTCTACCAAGAAGCACAACAGCAGCGATTGGTTCCTCATGTGTGGGGTTCTGAAGTCGGCGAATACGATTCGCTTCATGGGGGGATATAACCATGCCTAGGCTACAAGTCATGGGCGGCAACCAGCCGCCAATTCCCGATGGGCAACTGGATTTTGGCGGAGGCCAAAACTCGTTTCTGCCCGCCCATAGGCTCGCCCCCAACGAGTGCCAGCGGATGGTGAATTGCGACATTCTACGGCTGGGTGACGTGGTCACTCGGCGCGGCTCGCAGCTACTCGGCTGGCCCACGGGAGGCTGGCGCATCAAGGGGCTAGGCTACTTCGATGTGGCGGGTGTTGAGAAGCTTGTGCGCGTGCACGCGGGCGGGGTCGAGATGCATGGCGGCCAACCTTCGCAGGTGTGGCTACCGCTCACGGGTTGGACGACTGCGTCGTGGACTCCCGCGCCCGACTCGGGGCACTGCTCAATCGTGCAGGGGAATAACAAGCTGTTTATCAGTAATGGTGAGGGCATCCGCACTTGGGATGGGTTTAACTGGGCAGTCATGCAGAGCGACTACACCGATGCGCTCGCTTGCCCTTTGCTCCTACACGCAACCAACCGGCTAATCGCGGCGGGTAGTAATGCGTTTCCCGATACGGTGTGGTTCTCGAATTTCCTAGAGGAGGACAAGTGGAGTGGGGTGAATAGTATCCGCGTGGGCGCGGGCGATGGAGACCCGATTACAGGGATGACGCTGTGGACAAATACGCTGCTCGTCGTTTTCAAGCGCAGCTCGGTTTATCTCGTGAACATTAACCCCGCAGCGGGCAGCCCGAGCGCGTTTCAAATCGACACCGCGTCTAAGTCTATCGGCTGCGTGGGGCCACGCGCGTTTGCGAAAGTGGGTAAGGATTTGTGGTTCTACAGCGACCACGGGTTGCGGAGCCTCGCGCGTGTGCTTGAGGGGCAGGACACGGAGGTATCGCCCGCTATCAGCTACCCGCTCTCGGATGTTATTTCACAGGTCGATGAGTCGCGCTTGGATGAGGTGTCGTGCACGTTTTACAATGACGTGTTCTTCATGTCGCTGCCGCTGGGCAGTGCGGGCGCGGTCGTGCTGCCCGTGCGACTAGTCGCGGGGGCTCCGCGTTGGCTGGGCACTTGGACAGGCGCGTGGGCGGGCGGAGTCTCGCACTGGTGCCGCTCGTATGTGGGCGGAGTGCAGCGGCTAAATCTCGCTATCGGCGACCGTTGCTACCAGTGGCTGGATCATGTGCGCGAGGTCGATGAGTCGATTGCAACTTACATGGATAGCCCTAGCGGCGAATACGAAACCGAGATCGTCACCCGCTCAATGAGCTTTGGCGATGAATCACTCTGGAAGCAGGGTTTTACGATTGAAGCCGAGTTTAACCGCTCTCGCGGGCGCGTGGAGCTTCACGCGATTCGCGACGGTGAAACAGACGAGGAGCCCGTCCTCACAGCCGATAGCGGCTTAGCCGAGGGGCTTCAGTTTGCCTTCACATTCCCCATCCAGTTTCCGCCGACTTGGGAGCGGATAAAAGTAAACGGCACGCTGATGCACACGGGGCGGTTTCGCGAGCTGGCCGTGCGCTGCCGCGCAAACGCAGGCAAGCTCTCTTTACGCAAAATCCAAGCGACCGCCTTCGCGGGCTCTATGCAGGTCGGCCCGCAGTGAGGCCGCGAATAACGTATTTATTTAACCACTACATAGGAGATATTTATCATGAGTTCACCCAAACAGCCTCCTCCGCCAGACTACGCGAAGGCCAACCGCGAGGGCATAGAAGCGTCTATCGAGATGCTGCCACTCCAGCTCTGGGCCGAGCGGGCCGCTCGGCTGGGGCTCAACTACACCGACCCGAAGACCGGCAAAAACTACGACTTTAGCGGGCTGGGCGACGCGAAGCTCGACGAGCTAGATATCGCCCGCAGCGAGCGGCTCTTGCGCAGCGGCGCAGACATCCAGCGCGAACTCACGCGCAATGAATACAATGACCTGCTCGACTTGCTGCCGAAGTATAACCAGCTCAACCTCGACGCGCAGCGGCAAACCTATGATGCCGCACTGGATGCGAGTAAATCGGGTATGAGAAACGAGTTCGACATGAACTTGGAATACATGCCCAAGTTCGGCGAACTCCAGCGGCAGGAAAACGAGTTGTCGTTTATGGACAACTTGCGCTTGGGCGAAATAGGCACGCGCCAAATCGCGGACTTGCAAAACGAGCTGCTACCCGCCGCTAACGAGGCGGGCTTGGAGGCGCAGCATCAAGCCATGCTCAAGAGCTTGGAGTCGTTTAAAGAGAGCGACCCCGAGCGTTACGCGCTGCAACAGCGGCTAATCGCTGCGGCCAACGAAGACCTCGACGCAGGCGCGAATCTCACGCCCGAGCAACTAGAGACTATGCAGCAAAACGTGCGCGGAGCCCAAGCTGCGCGGGGGAATATACTCGGCGCGGGGGCCGCATACGATGAGGGCCGCATGGCAACCCAGATGGGCACCGACCTGCAGATGCAGCGGCGACAAACCGCGCTGGGGATTTTGCAGGGTTCGGATGTCGCCCCGCGCTTCGGCGCGGCGGGCGCAGTCAACCCACTCATGCCCCAATATGGGCCTCAAGGAATGCTGACCCCGCAAACGCCAAACTTTAGCGCGACACAGGTTGGCGGGCCCAACCTTAACCCCGTGGGCATTAACTCCAGTAACGGGTTCTCGTATGTGAACCCGAATGCCGGTGCCGCTGGCGTAGCTCATGCGGGCAATGTCTGGCAGACGCAGTTTGGCGCAGCGCAAAATAAGCAAAGCCCTTGGGCAGCGATGCTCGGCGGGGGGATGTCGGGCGCACAAATGGGCGGCTCAATGGGCGGCCCGTGGGGCGCAGTGGCGGGCGGGGTAATCGGCGCAGGAGCAGGCTATGCCTCTAGTAGGAACTGATTTTTACCAGCCACAGTAAACTAAAACACAACTAACACAGAGGAGACAACGAGCACTATGACACAACGTGAATGGGCAATGCTAATGGGGCAGGCAAATCGTATCACAGATTCAATACGTGATAACAAGCGGTATAAGGAGCAGCAGATTTTAGACGCTGCTATGCGCGAGCGCGAAGACAAATGGCGCGACGAACAACTCAAGCTCCAGAAGGCCATGCAGGCGCGGCAACTGCGTAAGCTCGATGAGGAGGGGGAGCGTTGGCGCGAGACTTTCGACTTCCAGAAAAACCAATACTACGACAACTACGCGCAGAAAGAGATCCAGAACAAGATCGCCGAAGACCGCATTAAGTTCGCCTCACAAGGCCAAGCTCCTACTGCCCCACCTCCACCGTCTCCACCTCCGCCGATGTTCGATGTCGAGGGCGCGTTTGACCCCGAGACCGGGCAGCCACGCTACGAAAAGTTTAAGGGTAAAATCGACGAGGCAGCATTCAACTCCTACCTCGAATCAATGAAGGCAGCCAACGCTGCACCGGAGCTGCAACCCAACCTACAAGCCAAAAAGAAGCCGGGCTTTTTCCAGCGCATGAAGGGCGTGCTGCCTGCAAACGGCGCGGGCACCCAATACCTTAACGCGCTCAATCAATCGGTTGCCGCTGGAGAGATGACTCAGGAGGAGGCCGAGCTAGCCTTCGCCGCGAAGCGTGCCCAAGCCGGTATCTGGTAACTCACTAGCCCTACCACGCCATGTCTCGTGCATTTGCAGAACTCGACGCGATAGCTCAAAAGTATCTTGCTCCCGCCCCCGTTGAGGGGGCCGCTCAAGATGAGGCGTTGGCCTTCGCTGCGCCTCAACCTCGCGCTCGCTCGTTTGAAGAGTTGGATGCTATCGTGCAGAAGTATGTCTCAACCCCGAGCATAGCCAGCGGGAGGGCGACCAACGAACAGACCCTCACAACCGACACCTCGCAAAACTCGTGGGCGGGCGATATGCTGCGTTTGGGCGCGAAGGGCGCACTGGGCGATGGGGTGTTGATGGGCGCACAGGGTGTGGCGCGGCTCTCCGCAAACCTTGCGCCGAGGACCCTCACTTGGGGCAATCATTTGCAGTCTAACTTGCAAGACTGGGCCGCCGACAAGGTCGGCGATAACTGGCTGGGCAAGCAGTATCGCAACACAGCAACGCTCAACCGCGCGATGGCCGACTGGGTGGAGAAGAAGACGCGCGGAGCCCTCAACAAAACCGCCGATAAACTCGGCCACGCTCGCGACTGGGTCGAGGAGAGTATGCCTGTCTCGCCCGAGCGCGAGGGCTCGATTATGGGCGGTGTCGCGCGTGGGCTTGGGCAAATGGCAGGCACGCTGCCAATCATGGCCGCTGGGCCGCTAGGGCCGCTCGCCGCTGCCGCGCAGGCCGTGGGGCAGCTCTACCAAGAGGGTTATGACGATGCGATTGCACATGGAAAAGACGCGGCAAAAGCCCACGAAGCGGGCCTCAAAAATGCGCCCGCTGCCGGACTAGAGTTTCTGAGCGATAAGCTCCTCGTCACTCGCATCCTTAAACCCCTTAAGGGTAAGATTAAGGTCAAGGATGTGCTGAAGACTGCTGCGGCCAGTGCCGCAAGTGAGGGACTAACCGAGGGAACTCAACAGCTCTGGCAGAACTGGAACGCGAGCGTCCTCACCGGCTACGACCCCGAGCGGGAACTGGATGACGAGGTTTACCACTCGGCCCTTATCGGCGCAATCGTGGGCGGGGTCGCTGCTGGCGCAGGCCGCGCGGGTAAGCTCTCGCTAGGCTACAATGAGAAGGTCGATGCACTGGGGAAACTCGGTGTCGAAAACCCAGACGAGTCGGTCGTTGGCCGGATGAACCGTAGCTTGGTCAAGCAGCTTAATCAGCTCGATACGCAGAAGGCCGACGGGAGCGTGGACGCTCCCACTCTGGAGCCCAAGCAGGTTAAGAATTTAGCCGAGGTGCTGGCCGCTGCGCGTGTGCAAAGTGACGCGCAGCGGGCCGCGATAGAGGCCGAACAGAAGGCACGCGAACAGCGCGTGGAGGCGGCTAAAGAACGGCGCGACCAATTCGAGCATTACCTCGAAATGGGTAGGCAACTCGTTAACGTCCCGCAGAGGTAAAAGGTGTCGTGACGACGCTTCGCGCCTACGTGGACGATAAGTCTATCGACCTACCGCTAGCGCAGCAGAACGAGGCACTGGCACTCATCCGCGACCTAAAGCCCATCCACGAAAAGTTGCAGGCCGAGCAAGACGCTGCGGCCGCAGCGCGTGTGGCCGACGCCAAGGCGCAAGCCGAGCGCGAACAGGCCGAACGCAAGGCACGCATCAAAGAGGAGAAGAAGGCCCTTAAAGAAGACGATAAGCAGAAGCTAGAGAACCTCTCTGACGATGACTTGGCGGAGCTTGGACTTTCGCTTGGCGAGGCCGTCGCCGATGGTGCGGGGCCCGAAGTGCAAGCGCAGCTTAACCGCGTGACGCGCGAGTGGCAGCGGCGCGAACGCGAGGGGCTAAGGGCAATCACTGACGAGGATGATTTATTAACGGTGCTGCGGCGCGTGAAGCTGCCCACGCGCGATGACAGCGGGCGCGGGCTACAGGGTGAACTCGACTCGCTGCGAAACGAACAAGTCAACTTCGGCACGAGGCAGCAACTGTTTGACAGTAAGCAAGGCAGCCTCGACCGCACGGCGGAGCGACTGCGCGGCGAGGGGTTTAACCAAATCCAAACACCCGACGATGTTATCGAATTTACCAAACGTGCCCTCGCGGGCGAGCGCATCTTGCCCCAACCGGTCGTTGACTTCGCGCGTAAGGCGGACTCTTCGCAGCAGCCCTTTACTCGCGCGGATTCTTCTTGGCGTGCCGAAGGTGACACCCAAGCCCAAATCCAAGCGGTTATCGAAACCGCGATTCAGCCTGGGGATGCGTTTAAAAAGGCCAAGCTGGGCAAGGTCTCTGGCTGGGTTGCTGATGAGGTGAGTAAGCACTTGGGGCTAGATGCTTCGCGGTTTACTCACACGCTCGACGACTCCGCAGTCCGCCACATTCTAGGTAACCACGGGGACTCTAAGGCGGAGGCGCAGCGTGGGCAAATCCCTATCACCACTCAGGACATACAGGCGATCCCCACCGTCCTCGATTCGCCCGACCTCATAGTTTTAGGAAACAAGACGAGGCACTACAAAGACGCTATCGTTTATATAAAACACATGCCCGACGGGCGCGTGCTCTATGTCGAAGAGGTGCGCACGGGGCGTGAGGAGTTTGCCGCTACTTCATTACGCAAGCATCCCGCCACGCAGGATTTGAGCAGTGTATTAAAAACTGCCGTGCCTACTTACGCCCAAAGCGATGGCGGGAATACGCCCACCGTTATCCTCGCGCCGCACTCTGTCAAGGCCGAGCCCTTGCAGGTAGACTTCGCCCGTGCGGTCAGTGACGAGCTTCGCGACTTGGTCATGACGCACAACCTGACGGAGGCGAACTTGCTGCACGCGAAAAAGATGGGGGGCATACCCACGCCTTCCTTCGCGATTACCCAAGGTAAGCCGCCCGAAAACTTTGGCGAGATTACTTTAATCGGCAGCCGCGAGCTGGCCGAGCCCAAGCGCGATACACAGGTCTTCGGCGCGGATGTGTTCTCCACGCAATATCCAGAGGTTCAACTAGAGATTGATACAAATGCGTATGCGGACTTCGCCGCTAGGCTCGCACCGTATAATAGACAAGTAGGGCGCTTTATCCCCGATGTGCGTTATATCGCCGAGAGGGGCTTCGACGGGCTCGAAGGGAGTGAGCCGCTTATGGCGCAGTTTATTGAGGAACGGGGACTCTCTTTGCCAGAGGGGCGAGCGACTCGCTTTTCGCTACGTGAAAAAATAGAATCAGCCGGTAAGCTCGGCGAGTATCATGACTTTGTCCGCGAAACGCTCGCGGCGATGACCAAGGGCGAGCGCATCCGCCAAGGCTCTACGGCAACGGGCCGCCCACGCTATGTGCCGCACACACTGGAAAACGTCGTAAAGATTCTAAAGAAGGGGCTGCGCGGGGGCTCCGGCTTTTATGGAGTGCCCAATGTGCGGGCACAGCTCACGCCGCAGTTTAAATCGGTAGAGGCGATTCGTAAAAATAAGGACAGGCTGGCGACTGCCGAAGAGGTGCAGGCAGTAAAAAAGGAGGTCGAGTCAGAGTTCTTTAAACTCGTTAACGATATTAGCGACCGAGGGGATACTTGGGCCGCTGCACGGTTTCTCGAAGAAGCAGCCAAGAGCGGTATTGCGCGCGCACGGCAAAGCGGCGGCGACTATGGGCTCGTACTCGATACAGAAAACCAAAGGCGCATCACCGAGTTTTTCCAAAAGCTGGGGGGCATGCCCACGCAGTATTTCGAGGGAAAGCTGCTGCGTGCGGTGCAGGTGGGCGAGTTTAGCGCAGCGGTCGTGCCTAATACAATCGGGCAAGAGGCACTTCAATATCTACGCGAGCAGGGCATTAAGGACATCCGCACGTATGACCCGAATGACAAGGGTGCACAGGCCAAGGCGGTCGGCGAATATCAACACCTCTTCTTCGCGCGCGAGTCGGGCGTAAAGCAGCAGCAAGGCCAACTCAATGAACAGGCCAAAACCCTACGCGGGCAAACCGAGCAATCGCCGCTCGTGGCCGAAGATTTCACACGGCGCATCGAGCGGATCGCGCCCGCGCTGATGCTGCGCTATCAGGCACTGGTCGGCGATTATGATTCGCTGTTTTCGCCCGAGGTCGGCGTGCGGCCTTGGCAAGTAGACGGCAAAGAACAGGCCGCGCACATAATCAACGGGCGCAAGCGCATCCTGTGGTTCCTGCAACAAAACCTCCGCGCCGATAAAAATGGGTTGATGGACGAGCGGCTGCGCCGCGACATGCTCCACGAAGCCTCCCACGCTTGGCTGGGTACTCTGGAGACCGACCGTAAAGAATTCCTATTCCGCGAGTGGCAGCGCGATATAAAGGCTGCCGACGGCTGGCTCGCGCAAATGAAACGGGACAAGGTCGATCTGCGCGAGGGCGTCGCAACCAACTGGCAAGAATACTGGGCCGAGCGGCTAGCCTACGAAAATAGCAAATGGGCAGGCAAACGCGAGCGGTGGGGCATAGCGGGCGACCGTGGGCTCCTTGCCCAGCTCTACGCCGAGTTTCGCCAATTCCTCGCCGATGCTATCGACCTACTCCAACGCGCATTCACTCGCACGAAGCGTTACAACATCGACTTCCGCCAGTTCCTCACAGACCCACGTTACGAGGCCAAGCAGGAGAAGCGACGCAGCGGCATAGAAAACCGGTCGAACGACCGCGCTGCGCTAAATGAAAGGGGGCTAAGCCCCCTCCGCGCCGCGAAGGCATGGCACGGCAGCCCTCACAGGGGCATTGAGAAGGAGGGCTTTAAGCTCCAAAAAATCGGCACTGGCGAGGGCATGCAGGCTTACGGCTGGGGCATCTACTTCGCCGATAAGCGTGAGGTGAGCGAATGGTATAAACAACGGCTCGAATACGATGCTGCCTATAACTCGACGCATCTATTACTGCGTGAGATGGAAGTCAGCGGGCTCTACCGAGCCAATAAATACCATGTCGATGAACTGCTAGAAAATGGTGAGGTCGAAGTCCTCGGCGAGCGCGGCGGCACAGTGAAACTACAAGAGTTGTCCGAGCCGCTAAAAGAGTTCTTACGCGAATATAACGCGGTGTCTGATACCCTAGGACCACAGAGCTTTAACGATCCTCACGGCTTTCTTAGCCAACTGACTCGACGCCGAGAGTTCTTAGCCGACTACCCCCAAGTAAGTGAACGCCTTAAAGAAATGCACAAGGAGCATGGCCCTAAAGAGGGCCAACTCTACAGTGCAGACATCCCCGATACACACGAACTGCTCGATTGGAGTAAGCCGCTAAGCGAACACCCCGCCCAAGTCAGGGCCGCCGCTGAGCAAGCCGTCAAGCAGGCCGAGAGCCTACCCCTAATAGACGGCTCACTACCCACCGCAAACCGCCAGCCACTTTCCCCAGACGTCACGGGATACGACATTTATAAACGTATATCCGACGCGTATGAGGTGCGAATCCCCCATGAAGGAAAACACCCCGAATCCCAGTTTGCTAACTCGGGGTCTGCACAAAAAGCCGCTAGCAAGCTACTGGCGGCGCATGGCATCCCCGGCCTTCGCTATCTAGACGGTAATAGTATCGGGCCCGATAAGGGCACCTATAACTACGTCATCTGGGACGAGTCGCGGCTTAATAACGATATACAGATTTACTACGCGCGAAAGGCCGCACAAACGCGCGAGGATATTCAGCGCGTCATTGACGCAGCCAAGCAACCAAGCGGCCACGCCCCACAAAAGGCAGACTTAGGGCCCGTCGCAGACTGGGTAGTCGAGGCCGTGCAAGAAAAGCTCGGCCTTGATATATCGAGCTACCGGCACCTCCTAGACGGCTCCGCTGTAAGACATATCTTTGACAAGCATGGTGACGTAAAGACCGAAAAGGCACGCGGCCAAATCGCAGTCACTGAAGCCGATTTACAGAACCTTCCCGAACTGGTTTCCAACCCTGACCGTATCGTCTTAGGCACAAAAACCAACGGACATAAAGATCAGGTCGCCTTTATTAAGCGCATGCCCGACAGGACAACGCTTTATCTGGAAGAAGTGCGTAAGGGACGCGAAGTGCTCGCCGCTGTCTCCATGCGAAAGTATCCCGCTACGATGCGGCTAGAGAGCATCCTCAAAACGCTGCAAGAAGAGAGCCTAAAGGCGAATCCCGTGCGTGTCGCCCCAGCCACTAGACACGAAACGCCCGCCACGAGGGATACTAGCGCGATTTCTCACACTCTGCCCTCTAACGCCCAAAGCGATGGCGGGAACGCACTGACCGTGGTTGAGCGACCCGCCGAAGTCAAGGGCGACCAAGTCACTGCCGACTTCGCCCGCAAGGCTGATGAGGGTGGCCGCATCCTATCTGAAGAGGAGAAACTCGCGCGGCACCTGCACGAACTCGAAGAGCTTAATTATCGTATCGACGAGCTAAAGGACGCGACTACGCGCCAGCAAAAAGACGCACACCGCAAGCTGCTAGGCGAGCGTAACGAGAAGCGCATGTTTATCGACGCCGAGTTTTCCGGCTGGCGGAAGACACATCCCGAGCTGGCCGACGGACAAGTCGTAGATCCGAAAGCCACACGCAAACGCATCCTCGAAAAACAACTGCGCAAAGCCGAAGAGAAAGCCGCAACCGGCAACACCTTCGCCGAAAAACGCGCCGAAGCACTTAGACGCACACTTCAAAGGGAGTATCCCGCCGATGGGAATGCTGTCGCGCAGGACACGCCAACCGCTGATGCTGACATGATGCGGCAAATCCAGAGCGTCATTGATGCGGCTAAACAACCTAGCGGCGACGTTCCCCATAAGGCAGTCTTGGGGGGCGTGCCCGACTGGTTGGTCGAGGCTGCCGCTACTCAAGGCTTCGACCTACGCGGCTACAGACACACGATTGATGGATCTGCGCTGCGCCATATTTTCTACAGACATGGCAATGCAGCCTCCGAGAGTCTGCACGGCCAAATCGCAATTACTGAGGCTGATATAAAAGCACTCCCACAAGTCGTTGCTTCGCCAGATAAGATTGCCTTCGGTAACAAGACTAAGGGCCACAAGGACACCATCATTTACATAAAGCGCATGCCCGACGGGAATGTGCTCTACATTGAGGAGATGCGCACAGGGCGCGAAGAGCTTGCCGCAGTCTCAATGTGGAAACTCCCCGCCGCGCGGGATTCTAGCGCGATACTTCGCACTCTGCCCGCATACGCCCAAGGCGACGGCAAGGAGTCCCTCACCATCATCGACGCTCCCGACTCTGTCAAGTCAGCCGATAAACAGCCACAAGGACGTGCGACCAACGGGAGCACGCCCAATATGTTCGAGGCGACACGCCTCGACCTGAACGAAGGCCGCGATCACTCGACCGTGCCTCCCTTGCTAGGCCATACAAACATCCCGCCCAAGCCGGGGCAAACGGTGTGGCAGTGGCTGGTCGATTTCATCAAGGGGTTCCGCAACTTCGTGCCCGAAATCTCGCCGCGCGACACGAACTACGCGCCGCTGCGCCAGTTCTACAAAGCGATCAAGCGGGCCACGCCGCAGAACCAAGCCCGCGTCCAAGACATCCTAGGCCGCATCGTAAAGCCGCTCTTGGATGCGGGCATGGGCAAGGCCGAAGCTGACCTCTACCGCAAGCTCGGGCTCACCCAACAGCGCATCCGCAAACTTGAAAAGGAGGGCGCGGGGAAACCGGACGTACAGGCGAAACACGCCGCAGAGTTGGCCCGCCTGCATGCCCAAGTCGTGCAGCTCAACGCGCAACTCGAAGCCCAGCCCTACCACTTGTTTAACAAGCTCGTGCTGGCCGAGGACTACGTGTGGCGGGCCGAAAACCTCAAAGATGAGAAGACCGGCCAACCCCTCGCCCTGCCAGACGGCATCACCCTCGACCAAGCCAAGGCCGAGGCCGCGCGCCTCACTGCACTCGTCGAAGCACACCCGCACGCGGCCGCAATCAACCGCGCCTACCAATCGCACCTCGAACTAGTCGCCGAAACTTGGGCCGAGCTGGAACGCCGATTCCCCGAATTAAAGACCGTCCCGCAGAACCCGTATTACTTTCCGCACCACATCATCAACGATAAGCACCCTGCCAAGCTCGCTCGCGTGCGGCTCGATACCGCTGCGGAACTGCGCAAATACCTAATCGAGCCCACCGGCTCCACCACGCCCATCGAGACCGACTACGCCAAGGCCATGAGCCTGCACCTCTCGGCAGTCTACGCGCACAACAGCCGCGCAGACCTCGTCCGCGACTTAATCAAGAGGCCCTTCGACAAAATGGACGAACTGCGCGAGCGCGCCAAGGAGCTGTCCGAAGAACGCGGCGAACGCGTGAGCTGGCAGGATGTATTCAATGATGAATACAAGCACAGCGGCTACGTGCGCTGGACGCCTGACGACCGGCTGCACCTACACAGCGAGGCGATAGTTAGTAGGGAGAAACTCGCCAAGCGTCTCGGCGTAGCCCTAGGCGACGGCGACCTACAAACCGAGCTAGCGAAAGCAGGCATCACCCAAGTCCAGCTCCTCCCCAGCGACATCCGCGAAGCCCTCGTGCCAAACGAGAAAGAAACATGGATAATCCCCGAAAAGGTCGCCCAAGCCCTAGAGGCGATGATAGAGCGCGAGAGCCGCTACGAGGGAAGTGACCTAGGCAGTGGGCTCGCGCGCTCGCTGGAGGCCGCGCAAAACCTCTGGAAGAAACACATCCTATTTAGCCCGTGGAACTACATCCGCTACGAATATAACAACACCACGAGTGATTTGGAAAAACTCTTCAGCGCAGACCCCGCTGTGTTCGGCTACCTGCCAAGCTCGCTGCGCGAAGTCATGGATTTATTTGCGGAAAACCCAGACCGCCCGCCAACCGTCGAGGCGCGAATCGCCAAGGCACTAGGCGTCATGCAGTCGGTCACGATTCGCGAAGCGGGCGACCTCCCACAGCTCAAACAATTCGCCGCACTCAAGGCCCGCCCTGAACGCCTCCGCGACATCGCCAAGGCTGCAAGCACGCTGTTCCTCGCCAACGGCCGCAGCACAATCGAGCTAAGCCAACTGCGCGAAGCCACCTTCCGCTACGCTAAGTTTAAGGCCGACCTCGACCGCATGCGCAACGGCGCACGGCCTGTATATGCGGGTGCGTATCATAAAGATATTGAGGCGTTGGTCGTGACTGAAGACCACCTCAACACGATACGAACAATCGTTGGGGAGAGAGCCACAAATACCGAAGGACACATCCGCAACGAGGATGTGCAAAAATTGGCTGCGGACACTGTCCGCGCAGCGGAAATCAGCCTAGCGACCTTTGGTGACTACGACACCATCAGCGTATCGGGCCAAGCCCTACGCAAGATGATGATCCCCTTCTACTCGTGGATAGAGATCAACTTCCGCTACCACGCTAACCTCTTCAGGAATCTGCGCGACATGGCACTGGCCGGAGAGATGAGCCAAGCCGATGCACGCAAGGCCGGAACACGCGCCGCCGGTGTCCTCGCCGCGACCTTTACGCGACGGGTCGCGGCACTCACAGCGGGCCGCTTGCTCCTGCCTTATCTGGCCGTCGCCATGTGGAATAACTCCGGCGATAACGAGGAAATCGAAGACGAACTCAGCGAGGCCGACCGCCGCCGATTCCATATCAACCTCGGTCGTGACAAAGACGGCCGCGCCCGCGTCGTCTACGCCGCCACTGCCCTAGGCGACGTCATGAAATGGTTCGGCGGCGACGACCTGTTCCGGCTCGGCGCAGACTTGATGAAAGGCCGCACGACCTTGACGAAGGCCGTCGAGCACTACTCGACCCAGTTCCTCCCCGACCTCATCAACAACCTTGCAGGCGGCATCGGGCCGGTAACTAAAGTCATCTACACGCTCGCTAGCCACAAGAGCACCTTCCCCGACATCACCGACCAACGCACCATCCCAGCGTATGATTTGAAGTGGAATATTTTGAGCCAAATGACCGACGGCTTCACCGCCGACATGATACGCCGCGTATTGGACAAAGACTACCTCGCGCCGCGCGATTTGGGCGACTGGGCCCAGCAATTAATATTGCAGGTTCGCAAACGCGACGCGGCCTCGTGGAGCTTCTATGCAATCAAAGACAAAGCCGCCGACTGGAACGAACGACGCACCGGCAAAAGCCGAGGCAGTAGCGACTACAACTCCCCCGAAATGCAAGTGCTGCGAAACTACCGCCGCGCCATCTACAAAGGCGACGTACAGAACGCCATGCGCTTCTACGACCGCCTACTCGAATTCGGTTACACAGCGGAGAGGTTGCGCAACTCCATCCGCTCACAAGACCCCTTGAGCGAAATCCCCAAGGAGTTAAGGAGGCAGTTCGTCGCCAGCCTTAGCCCATTTGAACGGCGACAACTCGAACGCGCCTACATCCACTACGCGAAGATGAACAGCCTACGCGGGTATGAAGCGCAACTGTTTCCACGCGCTTCGACGCCCCCCGCATGGCGCGCCCGACACAAACCACGCTACAACATCCTCGAACGCCAAATCACGGGACACAAGCAACTCACAGGCGAAGAGTTGGCTAAACGCGCCCACGAGGCCATGATGGAAAGCTTGCGACCGTAACACCCTTCCAAGGGAAGCCTCGAAAGGGCCGGAAAATAACTAGCGCGAGTCATTGCGCTGGCTGCGCAACTCCGCCATCAGCGCATCAAACTTCGCGTCCATACGCTCAAAACGCGCCTCCATACGCGCGTTGGTCTCACGGATCTCTGCGCGAAGCTCGGCGGCTACCGAGTCAATCCGTGCATTGACTGAATCAAAGCGGGCATTGGTGTTGCTGACTATGCCAAGGAGGGCAAGCAGTAGCCCCGCCGCCGCGCCCAAGACCCACCTAATCAGGCGGTTTTCTACGCCGCGTAAATCGGCGATGGTCGCCAGCGTAGGAACGGTCACTTCCCAGCGAGCTTCGAGCGCGGCGAGACGAGCGTCGGCGGATTCGGCACGCTCGAACGGCTTGGCCGCACGCGTGCGCTCGCGAGCATTTGGCTCGGCGTGGGCTTGGACGTGCGGAAGAGGGGCTGCAATTGCTTTAGGCATCGTGGGCTTATAACTGATTGTGACTTGAGACTAGGCGAGGTCAAGCAGGGCAAGTATCGGCGGGCGGGCACGAAAAAAATGCCTACGGCCGTAGCCCCGCCCATTTCTCGACCTCCTCTGGGTCGCGCAAATTATGGTAGCGCGAATAGATGACTCCCTCGCTCGTGCCGCACTCGCGTGCGACGGCCGCATCGTTTTTGCGCAGCTCCGCAAGGTTTGAAATACAAGTGTGCCGACAAATATCGGGCGACCACTTGAGCCTGCCCGCCAGTTCGCAAATCTGCATCCGCGCAAAACGCGGGAGTGCCCCGCACTCAGTCGGGTAGCCCACCGCACCCAACCACGCCAGCGCGACGGGCAACAGCTCCACATTGCGATTTGCACGCCCACCCATCTTACCGCCCTCAATCCGCGCGAGACCGCTTATGACAATCCCCGCATCGTCTCGCTCGTAGCGCAAACGCACACCCTCGACCTCGCTCGGCCTCGCCCCCCCGATAAAGTTCATGGCGATAAGTGCAGGCAAGTAAAGCCCGCCCGCATAATCGCGAGCCGCATCGAGCAACCGCTTGAGCTCCTCGGCACTCCACACAGCGGGTGGCTCGCGGTCACGCTCTACATCTGGTTTGCGCACGCCCTTGACCGGATTGACCGTCAATAGCTCCTTCTCGACCAACCAACTGCAAAACGCGCTCGCCACGCGTAAATCATTAACCCGCGTAGTAGCTCCGACTAGCCCTTCGCCCTCCGCCGCGCGCCCGCGCCGCTGCCGCCTATCGCGCAGGGCCAACACCGCTTTTCGATCAATATCTCCCAGTCGCTTAAGCCCCGCGACCTGCACCCATACGCCTAAACGCACGCGCAGGTTGGTCAACGTCTTCTCACGCACGGAGGACACAAACTCCATATGCTCCAGATACTCTGAAATCGCAGCCTCAATCGGCATCCGAGCCGCCCCGCCTGCCGAAGAGCGGGAAATAAAATCGCGAGCCACCTCGACTAGTGAAGCCCCGCCTTGGCCGTTTGAATCGAGCAACTCGCGTGCCGCGCACGCATCCTTGCGCAGCCCCCCATCGTAGGCCGCCCCCACTGTCCCCTCGCGCAGAATCCGCTCGTTAACCTCGCGAGCATACGCGCGAGCCTCCCCCTTTTGATTTTTGCGAAACCACTTAATAACCCGCTTGGAGCGACCACTTTTCTCGCGCTGCGACGGGTCGCGGTAAGAAACGTAGATCAATCCATCCTTGCGGTTCGGCAGATACACTTTGGCAATAGACCTCAT